GGCCACCCCCCAGGACGCCCCCCAGTCCTCGTCCCCCCCCGCCGGTAGATCCAGGCTCAGCGACTGGGCCGAGTCTCTCCGATCCACCACCGTGGGGGCAGCGCCAGAACCGCGCTTCACATAGCGCAGGCTAAACCTAGTTTGGGGGCTGGCATCTGTGGCGTTATGCCGCCACGCTAGGGTGACTGACTCATCTGCAGGAAAATAGGTCCCATCCACTAGGAGGCTGGGGGCGTCAGGCCTAGCCAGCAGCTGCACAACGTTAGATGGCGCGGACTTGGGGGACTCCAGGTCACCAGCCACACACACCACACGATACTGATGAGTGACATCCAGGCGAGGCGAGGAATGCACCCACTGAGTAGCCCCGGTAGCCGGGACCGACGCCACCCGGGCGTCACCGTCATACACATCCCACCGGGTAGGCGTATACGGGGCCTTGCTCTCCCACGACACAACGATATCGCCGTTAACATCCTTAACCGCCGCGACATTAACCGGCGCTGGCGGAGTCGTATACACAGCCCCTGACGCCACATAGGCCGACCCACCCGACGCGTTGACGGCCTTCACACGGTAAACATATTTATGCCCAGCACCGACAAAATTTGTAAACCGGGTAGAGGAGCCAGGCACTGACGCCGACAAGGCCCACGCACCCGCATCATCTGTGCGCCGCTCCACAATATAGGAGGCCACAGGGCGCGCAACAGACACGGCAGGAGCCACCCACGCCACAGACACCTGCTCATCATTCACGCGGGTAGCCGACACGCTAGACGGCGCGGCGGGGACCTGCACAGGCCGGGCAGGCAGCGTCAAATAATTCTCAACCGACGGCACGCCGCCATTCCAGATCGGGCCGAGCTTAGCGCCAATACCAACCCTAGTAGTGGCACCATATTTGAGCGGTACATTGAAGGTCCATTTAGCCAGCTGCTTATATACGGTAGCGCCGTAGCCCGAGGAGAAACTAAACGCCTCTGAGCCCTCACCAGAGTACCCCCACCAAGACCAACGGGAGCTGAAATTGTGTCCGTACCCGTCAGAACTGGCCGTAACTGTAGCCGTCACAGCCACAGAGCCGCTAGCGGGATTACCCGACCACTCCAAGCTGATACCAATGAACATGTAGCCTGATGAGGCTGACCAGACCGTAGCCATACTGTCTCTCCTTAGATGCTAGTGCCTAGCATATCGCGTACCCGCCCCCGGGAGGCAGGCACCAGCGCACCATCCACCGTATCCCGAGCAACCACACGCATACGCGCCATCAACTGGCCATCCTCATCCACAACCACCAGAGTCTCAGGCGAAGACGCCGCCTGTGCGCCATGAGCACGCAGCGCATCCCACTGGGCAGACGTAAACACCGGCTCTGGTCTGCCAGTCTTATTCACCACCGTGGTCACGCCAGGCTGCAGGTACCCGCCATTATCGAATTTATACACACCGGCGGTGGGGCTACCCCAAATCCCGGTCTCACGCACGTAGGCTCCCGGTTTCGGAGCCTCCACCATGCGGCCACCACCAGAAGCAATAGCCACGTGCCAAGCCGGAGAACCCCAAAACAGAAGGTTACCCGGTACGTTGGCGTTACCGGCGCTCGCACCAGACTGATAACCTGCAGCTGTCAAGCGCGGAATTTTAGAACCCATCTGGTGGGCAGCCCAATACACCAGACCCGAACAGTCAAGCCCAGGCGGAATCGAAGAGCCACCCCACACATACGGAACACCAATAGCCTTACGCGCAGCATTCACAATGCCGGTGGCACCCATCGTCTTGGTTTTACCCGACAACCAATCCGCAAAGCCATCAACCCACCTGATAGGCAGGGCCTTCATGGAGTCATGGATGATACCCGACCCAGGCAGGTTAGACAGCAAAGCGTTGACAGGGGCCTTAATCATCTTCGCCACCGCACCCACAGGGTCAGCGATCAGCTTCCCCACTGTGTCCGCCGCGCCTTTCACCCAGTCCCAGCCGCGCTTAGCAGCACCCCAGATACCACCGTCAGCATAAGCAGCAAACCTAACCCCGGTATCCCCACCAGGAATATAGGTTGCGTGAGAGCGGGCAGCAGCGTTCATGCGGGCTACGGCCTCAGGGCCTCCCACGGCGCGCACCCACTCAGGGCGCATAATCGCTTCACCACCGGACAGCGCCAACGCACCACCCCCATCCGGGGAGAAGAAATGGAAAATATCCCTGCCTGGAGTGTATCCGGGAAGCACGCCACCAGACGCATACCCAGCAATACCAGAGACGGCGGGCAGACGCAAAGACAAGCCAAGCTTTTCAGCCATACCGTCCGCAGTCTTTTTAATACCCTGCGTATAAACGGTATTAATAACAAAATTAACTGGCTTAGCAACAACGCCCTTAACACCATTCCAAATGGTCTCCAAACCAGATTTCATAGTGGTAAAAGCGCTCTTAACCCCATTAGCAACAGACGTCATAGACGACTGGACCGTAGAAGTCATCCACGAAACAACAGAGCTAATAGTAGATTTAATGCCATTCCAAACAGAGGAGATAGCCGACCCGAACACACGCGCGCTCGCGGTTATAGTATTCCAGGTAGCAGTTAGAACTGGCTGCACATAGGTCTGGAACCAAGACACCACCGTGGAAGCAGCTGCCTTAATCCCATCCCATACAGCCCTAATACCAGACAGTAAAAGATCAGCGCCGGCTTTAATACCCTTCCATACTGCATCTAGAACCGGCTGGACATAAGACTGGAACCAACCAACCACAGTAGAGGCAGCAGCCTTGATACCATTCCAGGCAGCCTGAATACCCGACCACAGAAGATCCACACCAGCTTTAATACCATTCCAGGCCGCAGCCAACGCAGGCACAATATAGGAGCTAACCCAGTCAGACACAGCCTGAATAGCGGCTTTAATACCGTCCCAGGCCTGCTGCATGTACCCCCACAGCACCTGGGCGCCGGCTTTAATACCGTCCCAGGCTTGCTGAATATACGGCCACACATAGGTGAGAATAAAATCAGCAATACCCTGAAGGACGGCTTTAAGGGCTTCAATATAAACCGCGATTGCAGTGACTACCACCCAAACCGCAATTTTAATACCCTCCCAGACAGCCTCAAATACCGGCAACAAATAAGACTGGAACCAATCAACCACCACACCAATAACACTCTGAATACCCGACCAGGCGGCCTCAATAATCCCCCGGAAGGTTTCGGACTTGTTATAAGCCAGCACCAGGGCGGCAACCAGGGCGGCAATAGCAACCACAATAAGGCTAATGGGGTTAGCGTTGAGAGCGGCATTTAAGAGCCATTGGGCGGCAGTATATGCACCCGTAGCCACACGGCTAGCCACAAGCACAGATTTTTGGGCCACCCACGCAGCCGTGGTACGCGCGATCTGGACTGTCTGCTGTACAAGAGATCGCAAAAAGTCACCAGCCAGCATAGCCTTCAACGCGATCGTTTCGGCTAGGTCCTGGGCTTTAGCGATTTTAGACGCCACAAACGCCCTGGTGTTAGCAATAACCTGGGCGGTAAAAGCAACAAGCGAAATACCTGCTGTAATGGTTTTCCAGGCGATAAGCCCACCAACCACAGCCTCAAGGACCGTTTTATTCTGGACTAGACTACCGAAAAACCCGCCCAGAGTAGACCAAAAAGACGAATTAACAACACTAGACAGGAAATCTTTAACACCCGGGATAACGTCGCTTTGTAAGTATTTCCAGGTGTCTATAATCTTGTCACGGGTATCAAGAATAAAGTCTACGAGGCCTGAGTCCTCGTGGACACCGAAGAAATTCCCGTCAAAATCACCATTAACAGCCAGATTAAAGAAAGACTCAACACCGGGAATAAGCGTACCCGTAACCCAGTTATAAAGACTCTCACCGGTATTACGAATATTAGTGAGAGCAGTAATAACCGCAGAATCAGACGCCAGGCCAAACAAATTACCGTCATAGCCCTTACCCGAAATTAGCTTCCACAGGCTACCCAGGGCAGGCATAAGATCAGAATTAATGTAACCAAATGCCTTTGATGCGCCGTCAGCAGCAACACCCATAAAATCAGTGATCGCAGGCTTTAGCCTGTCGACAATGTCCATGCCACCTGTGACCAGGGCGGCCTGCAGGTTCCCCCACGCACCCTCAATAGTACTAGTAGACGTCGCAGCCTCACGCGCAACATCAGTAAAACCAAGATCAAGAATAGCTTTATTGAATTCATCTGCCGTGATCTCGCCCTTGGCCATGGCGTCACGGAAATTACCAGTATAGGCACTATTCTTTAGCAATGCTTCCTGGATTTTACCTGAAGCACCCGGAATAGCGTCCGCGAGCTGATTCCAGTTTTCTGTGGTGAGTTTACCCTGGCCAGCCGTCTGGGTAAGCACCATGCCAACTGATTTGAAAGTCTCGGCATTACCACCAGCAACCGCATTCAGATTACCCGCAGCCTCCGCTAATTGGTCGTAGCCTTTAACACCATTAGCCGCCAACTGGGCAGTGATATTTTGAATATCGCTTAATTCATAAACGGTATCGTCGGCGTATTTTTTAGTGCTTTTAGTTAGCGCATCAATCTGACCTTTTGCGACACCAGCAAAAGACAAAGTATTACGGAATTTATCGGTGGCGTCTGAGGCGGCTATGGCCTCACGGGCCACACCCGCAAAACCCAGAGCCGCCCCAACCGCACCCATAGCCCCCAAAGCCAGGGCACCGGCCTTAGCGGCACGCTGAAACGCGCCACCAAGACCGGTAGTGATCTTTTTCTCCGCAGGGCGAGTATCAGTGTCCCCCAGCTCCCTGCGGATAGCCTCATTCAGGCCCTTCATGGAGGGTGAAATCTGGATCCACGCGGTTCCAAGATTAAAGCCATTTTCTGCCATATCCACCCTCCGTTATGTGTGAGCCTCTATCCACCTGCGGGCACGCTCTTCACGGGCCTGGCGTTTCGCCTCAGCCTCCTCAAACCACCCTGGGGGCGGGGGCTTGACCGGCTTGGGCACGCTACTCTTCTTGCCGCCCATTACACCAATTATAATCTGCTCCAACCGGTGCGTGGCGGCGAAGATCGCGCTGGTTTCGTCGCTCCATGATGCGTCCCCACCCAGACGGCGGCGCGCCGCCGACCCCGGCGAAACCGCCGCCACGAAACCATCCGACACGGGCTTGCCCACAGCCTCCAGCGCGTGCTTCGTGC